GTTAAGTTTAGGCAATCGTAATTGTCTCTTTGACGAATGTTATCAATTTGTTTTAACATTACGTCAAATTTAAATAGCTTAGAGAGAGGTAGGATTAGATCCTGTCCCAGCTCTTCATATGTGTCCTCCTTCTTATAAGGAATCGCATATTGACCAGTTGTAATATCAAGCGATTTACCGCTTAATTTTGCAACGCTATTTAAATATCTATAAAGCTGTAACACCGCTTTGGTGTTTGCTTTATCAAACAAGTGGAGCCTTTGGATGGTTTTGTAACCAACCACTGCCTCCCCGAGTTTGACCTGTAATTTCAGTAAAAACTGAATAGTTTCAGGACAGATTTCCAGGCAATTCGCACTTTCATCCAAGAAGATAAAACGCTCAGGTGTGTCAGTGACGACACCTGCGTCGTAATTATCTCGCGACACGCGAGCAAGTGATAAGATCTCTTGCGCCGCAGCGGCATCCTTTAGGGTCATTGAGTTAGACTCAACGAATTCCATAAAAGAATCGCCATCTTGGTAAAGTTCATACCTAGTTAGAAGCAACTGAGCTTTCGCTCTCGCTATCTTAGCGTCCCTGTCACCAAGCAAAAGTTTTGCTTGATGGCATTGTGCACCAAGAGTAGACAGAATTAGGTTTTCGAAGAATTGGAGTTTTACTTCAAAACTATCGTCTTCCCAATATTTATCGGGGTCCTCAACTAGTTGAGTCCCCTCAGATAAATCTAGTACAGTAGTGAGTTTCATTACTGTACGTGTCCGGTCTTCTAACGCTTTATGATCCTTAGTTTGGTCAGAAAGCACATCCTTTTTCATGTCGAAAATTTCGACAAAATTAGGATTATTGTTAGGGTACCGCTCCTTCAAATGATTGAAGAGAGTCGGGCCATAATGGTCATTTCGAAGAAACTTCGAAATCAAGCCTGGTGAAATGATAGAATAGTCATGACCATTCCATCCATTTCTCGAGACAAACTCCGTAAAGGTACCAAACGAAGTTTTGAACTTCGATTTGGTTTGGTTAATTGGGACCCCTATTTCTTCATATCTATTACAGAATTTCTGCAATGGATCTTCAAGAATTAGGTCGTCACCTACTTTCATAAAGTAGGCGTCGTCAGAATCTGGATAAAGTTCTCCTAGGGAAAACTTTATAAAGATCAGGTCGGTTAGTTGCGCAATAGCGAAACTTCCCTTTGTACCCATGCCTTGACCCTTCCCATAATAAATGGGCCGGGTTTTCGGCTGTACAAACCACGGACACTTCACAGCTAATGCATACCATGCATCAGCTAGCCGCTGTCCAAACAGGGCCTTCATCACAATGTGTTGAAGCGAAGCCGGTAGGTTATCTGTCCATGAGCTTGCATCCAAAGATACAAGTGATTGACGAACCTCCTCGGGTTGAGACTGTATATCGTCCCATCCTCGACTGTGTGAATAATACGCGCACTGTTTATGAAACAGTTTCTGCGTTACATCCACAACCACCAATTCTAGCGGAGCTAGTATAGATTGAGTAATGAAATCGCATATTGCGATTACACGACTCTTATTGCCTTTGTCAGGCACACTTGTCAGTTTACGTAACAGTATTCTGTCAGTCACTTGACAATTTTCTGAAGCGATTCGTTTCACGAAATTTAGGAAAGTGTTATTATTTGTAATAATACACATATCCTCCAAGGCACTATATAGTTTCTTGTCTTCCACCAAAACGCTTGCTTCAGCCTGAGCAGTCTCTAGCTTAGGTTTTCCATTAGGACCATTAGATGGACCAAGGAATAACTTGAAATTAAGATCCGAGAGAGTAATACTTTCACGGATCTCAGCTAGGTAGTTTCGAGAGAATCTCTCGAAACGACTTAGTAAATCTGGATCCAATTTAAACTTAGCTTTTAGCTCGTGAAGAGCTGCTAAAGTTGAATTGGCAGAGCAAACTCTGTTTAATTTAAACAGAGTATTAAGGAATCTGCGTACTTCGGTAAGCACAAATTCCATATCTTTGTTATCGACATTGTCGATAATAAGATGATATAAGGGACGAAGATGTGTTAAGGCCTTTGGCCACCCATCTTTACGACCAGTTGAAACCCAACCTGGGTTCTCTGGATCCCTTCCTTCTAGAAGGCCAGTAGCGTAAAGCGTAATGCTTTTCCACTTGGCTGTACCTTCTATAATCCCATGATGAGTAATATACTTATCATGCGATTTCGCCGTTAAAGCGATGAAGTTGCTCAGCTCCTCTGGAGAGTAATACTTTCCAAGAGATTTACTAAAGATAGGAATTAATAGATCAAATCTAGTATTCCCTATATATCCGGACGAAGGCATCTTAGCCTTTCCTTTCAAAACACCCTTTGACTTTGGTGAAGAAACATGGTTTCTTTCACTCGAAAATACTCTTACTTGCAAATTGACAATAAGAGTCAGTCCATGCGTACTGTATGCATGTTTAAAGACTGGCCCAATAGCGTGAGCTGGGACTACCCCTAAGGTTGGGGTTACCATATTTGTTTGTTTAGTTATCAACATGGAATTATTCGTGTTGGTCCCTGCATTCAAACCACCCCTAACTAGAAGCGAAAAAGTGCGTTCGTGAC